GACAAACTCCCATATAGAGCAGGTGATAGCATGGCAAAAGAAGATGTTCTTCAATCGAGAGCAGAATTTCGGCAAGAAGAAATCCGATCCAGCGGAACAGTCGTTTCTCTTAGAGAAGGTGATGAAGGAGATAGCGCAGGAGAAGCCACAACAGAAGGTGCTGAACTTCAAACGGAGGCTATAAGCCCGTTTATTCCTGATACCAACATCCAATGGGCTTGGGACTCAACCTCGCTTAGCGACTTCAAGCGATGTCCCAGACTTTATTACTATAAAATGATCTGTGGCTATCGTCCCAAGGAAGAGAGTGCCCATCTTCGCTTTGGTATAGAAGTCCACCGAGTAGCCCAAGACTATGAGAAACTAAAAGCCGATGGAATAAAGCATGATGAAGCTGTCTTTCATGTAATCAAGGGCCTGCTTTATCGTACAGCCGAGTGGAACCCGGATCATAACCGCAAGAACAAGGAAGCCTTAATACGAACAGCAGTATGGTACCTCGAGAAATATAAGAATGACCCAGCCAAGACCGTCATTCTCAATAACGGCAAGCCAGCTGTTGAACTTAGCTTTAAGTTTGACTTAGACTGGGGCCCACGTGAGCTAAGTCAGAACTACGTCCTATGTGGTCACCTAGATCGCTTAGTCGACTACAATGAAGAGATGTTTGTAAACGATATCAAGACTACAACATCAACTCCAGGCCCTTACTACTGGAACCAGTTTGAGCCTGACAATCAGATGACTTTATACACTCTGGCCTCTAAAGTCATCTTTGAGCCAGCTGTTCGTGGGGTTATGATAACCTCAGCTCAAATCCTAGCCGATGATACACGCTTTACTAGAGGCATGACTTATCGAACCCAAGACCAGCTAGATGAATGGGTCGACGAACTTAAATGGTGGTTCGAACAACAGAATGAATACGCTCTAATTAACAGGTGGCCGATGAATGACACGGCATGTGACAAATACGGCGGCTGTATGTTTCGCCATGTCTGCTCAAAATCGCCTGGAGTAAGGGATAAATTTCTCCAATCAGACTTCGAACAAGGTGAGAAGTGGAACCCCTTGATCCCTCGAGAATAGGAAAAAATCAATGCCAACCTTAGATCAACACCAATCCAACATATACACCAAGATGCTAATCGAGGGCGACCCAGGCTCTGGTAAGACTGGTGCTCTAGCTTCGCTTGTAGCAGCTGGATATAAATTAAGGATACTTGACTATGACAATGGACTTGAGGCTCTTAAGCAATTTGTTAGTAGGGACCATCCAGAAAAGCTCAAAGACATCGAATACCGAACGCTTAGAGATAAGCGCAAGGCCAGCCCAGATGGGCCAGTTATTGACGGTGTGCCTAAAGCTTTTGTTGACGGAATTAAAATGCTCGATCGGTGGAGGTATAGAACCGACAACGATACTGAGGTTGACCTTGGAGTTCCGGCTACATGGGGACCGGATTGTATACTTGTGCTCGACTCCCTTACCTTTTTCTCAGACGCAGCATTTGATTTCCGAGAACCTCTTGTCGCTCGTTCAAGAGACGGTAAGTATGATCAAAGAGCTGTATATAAAGACGCACAGAATGCAATCGAGAAGGTCATTGCTCTACTTACGAGCGAGTCTTTCCACACAAACGTCATTATTAACACGCACATACGATATGTGGATAACGATGACGGAACCCGTAAAGGTTACCCAACAGCCGTAGGCGCAGCCCTTTCGCCACAGATACCTGCGTACTTTAATTCTGTGGCTTTATGTCGAACCAAATCAGGAGGTAAACGTGTAATACAAACAGCAGCTACCGCACTCATCGACCTTAAGAACCCTAAGCCGTTCGCTATGCTTCCAGAATATCCAATCGACACGGGCTTAGCAGACTTCTTTGCGGTTCTTAAGGGCAAGCCAGAAACTAAACCTACACCGCAGAAACCCAAGCTAATCTTAAAGAGGATCTAAACACATGGCTACACCATCAATCAAGCGAGTAACATCATCAGACGAAACAGCAACATCAGGCAGCAAGAAACCCCCTAACTTCACAGACATCCTTGACATCCCCTCACAAGATGTATCCAGACCCAAACCACTCCCACAAGGTACCTATCTTTGTGTAGTCAAGGGCAACTATCGAGAGGACAAGTCCACCAAAAAAGGAACCGAGTTTAGCGAATACACACTTGGGATCCTTCAAGCCCTAGACGATGTGGATGAAGAAGCCCTCACCGAGGTTCTAACTCAGGACAACGGCGAGGTTCTCAAAATCACTGACAAGACCCTCCGAGTAACCATGTGGCACACTCCAGAGGCTAGATGGCGCCTGAAGAAGTTCCTCAATGATCTAGGCATCCCAGAGGAAGATGACGCTGGTACGCCTATGTCCTTGCGAGAGCGCATGCAGTTTGTCCCTAACTGCCAAGTCTACGCCCACGTCAAGCATGATCCATCAAACGATGGCGAGTCGATGTTTGCTAACGTTGATCGAACCGCTAAAGTCGAAGACTAAATGAACATTGCCATTGTAGGCGAAGCTTACGGAGAGGCGGAAGAACGCCAACGCAAGCCGTTTGTTGGGCCTACTGGATGGCACTTAAACAAGATGCTAATGGAGGCAGGCATCCACAAGGATGACTGCTTCCTCACCAATGTCTTCAATCTACGCCCGCCAGGAAATGATATCACTGAGCTATGTGGACCTAAAGAGCTTGGTATTAAGGGCTACCCATCTTTAGGACAAGGTTCTGGATATATACTTGCTAAATATGCTAGAGAACTCCGTAGATTAGCAGATGAAATAATGGATGTTAATCCAAACTTAATCATAGCCATGGGCCGCACAGCTATGTGGGCCTTCTTAGGCAAGACCGGCATAACTAAGGGCCGAGGAGTAGTTCAATATTCAACTCATACAGTTAGTGAATTTAAGGTTCTACCAACCTACCATCCAGCAGCCTGCTTTAAAAACCATTCTTACAGGCCCATCGTAATAGCAGACTTAATCAAAGCATCAAGGGAATGCACTTACCCAGACATCCGTCGACCTTCCCGTAAGATATGGATCGAACCTACCTTGGAGGATCTATATGAGTTCGAAGAAAGGTACATCAAATCCGCTAGCCGACTTGCTGTTGACATTGAGACAAGTGGAGTATATATTACACTTATCGGTATTGCCCCCTCACCAGAAATTGCAATCGTTATTCCATTCCCTTACCCAGGAAGATCAAAGAGAATTTATTGGCCTAACGATATTATTGAAGCAAAGGTTGGAGCCTTTATTGCTCGAATACTACGGGAACCAATTCCTAAAACTTTCCAGAATGGACTCTATGACATCAGCTTCCTCTGGCGAAGTGCAAGAATGAAGGTATATAATGCCGAGCATGACACGATGCTCCTGCATCATGCCCTACAACCAGAAAGCCTAAAGAACTTGGGCTTCTTAGGTAGCGTATACACAGACGAACAAAGTTGGAAATCCATGCGTGTCAAGTCAACTATCAAACGAGAGGATTGAAATGAACGAGAAGAATGAGGTTTATAAAGAAATAGCCATAGAACAACGTATGTACTTTGACTGCTTTCGTAGCCCCGAGATCTTCATTACCATGCGTAGTAATGACTTTAGTCGTCTAAATAGGCTCCAAGAAATATGTGGAGGGAGAGTTGCTGATGGAGCTTATTCACATCGTTCTAGTGCGCACTCAGATATATGGGGCCGCTATGTATGGCATATGGAAGGTGAAGAAGCTTATCAATTCTGTCTTGCTATACTTCCATATCTACGCATATACGACCCATGGCGCTATGGCTTCTGTAGACAATGCATAAATGTCCATGAAAGTCGTCGATACGAGTCAACTGGCACCTGAAGACCTCTCAGCTTCTGAGCGGGAAATGGTCTACAACGGCCTCGACTGTTGTGTAACAGCCGAGGTCTTAGAAGTCCTTTTGCCTCAACTCGCACCTGAGACTGAGAAAACTTATGAGTTCTCCCGCTCTCTCCAAGGCCCCGTTTTGCATATGGGCCTAACTGGTATCTTAGTAGATAAAGAACGTAAAGCCGATGTCGTAGACGACTACATCATCACAATCGAGAGGCTAGAAGAATATATCTCTCGCTTAGCCGAGACTGCTGGTCTTCATTACTTTAGCTGGCGCTCTCCAAAGGATCTCCAAAGACTATTCTATGATAAGTATCAAGTTGCGCCTATCTTATCAAAATCCGGAATGCCAACCTTAAACAGGGATGCCTTAGAAAAAATAGAGAGCTATCACATTACTTTGACGCTACCCATGATCTATCTCATAAAGAAAATCCGTGAACTCCAGAAGCGTATTGATGTCCTAAAGACCGAAATAGACCATGACGGCCGTATGAGAACCAGCTACAACATAGCAGGCACAACCACCGGCCGCTTCTCTTCTTCGCTCTCCGAGTTTGGAACAGGCGGAAATCTACAAAACATAGAAGGATATCTACGCTCTATATTTATAGCTGATCCAGGAATGAAGCTAGCAAACTTCGATGCAGAACAAGGGGAGAGCAGAGTTGTCGGAGCCATTGAATGGAATTTGTTCAGGGATGGTACGTATCTTGACGCATGCGAAAGCGGCGACCTCCACACAGCAGTTGCTAGAATCTGCTGGCCAAACTTGGATTGGACGGGCACTTTGGATGTCGACCGAGCCATTGCCGAACAACCTTACTATCGACATTATTCTAGACGATTCATGTGTAAGAAGCTTGGTCATGGCGCTAATTATGGAGGTC